TGCGGAAACCGTACGCATACCAGCGTCACCGCAAAAACGAAAGAAGGGTAGTAGAACAAAGAAAATCGCACGCTCGGCAACCATTGCCTTGGTAATCGTGTGATCAGGATGCTCAATCCACGCTTTTTGCAGCGCCATAGCTTCCCTTTCTGCTTTGGCATCAGTGCCATAAGCTTTGGCAATGTAACCCAGAGCGACGTCGTGGTTTTCTTCATCCCTGACGTTTGACTCGAGCAGTGTCCTAGCCGAAACAGGGACGTTTTTTTCAAGAGCATCGGTGATAAAATCTCCTACAGGTAACTCCATGTGTCGGAGTGCGAGAGCACGGAAGATGGTTTCTTCCGCACCCTCTTTGCAAACACCAGCTGTAGTTTGTACTGGTGTCCACTTGCGCTTACGCGCCATTAGTTTTTGATAAGGGTTCATTCTTGACAGTCACATTCGAGTTCTTTATTTAGTATGTCTGCAAGAAGGTCATCGGCATCATCTTGAAGTGCTGCATAGACATCAGACTTATCTTGAGTGTTACCCATAACTTGCAAACTGTAGTAAAGGGAGGTTTGCGGAGATTCCAACCACTCTTCGATAAAGGCTTCGTCATATGTGACGACATCACTCCAACTGTTGAAGCTATACCCGTGAAGAAGTCCCGTACGATTGAACAATCGCATGATGCCATCAGCAACACGCTTGTAATTGTCCCAACCGACTTCACTAGCGATCTCTACATCGCCGTAATCATATGTTTGTACACCAAACGTATCGCTGTCACGGTCTACCGTGCGGCTGATAGGAGGTGCGATTTCTGGTGTGCACGTATAACCATCCAGATCCTTGCTTCGATAACTGCAGGAGGCAGTGGGTGCAATAGCAAAGGCGCGTACCATATTGTTAGCGCTAGCAATGCTGGCTGCAAGGTCAATACCCAAGCCAAATTGTACGACAAGCTCATAGGCTGGTGTGCGTACCACTTCTCCTGCATGGTATTGCTCCAAAGCAACACCGAACTGCTCATACGTTACTCCGTACCGCCGTAGAAGGTTTGCAAGTCCGAGTACTCCAAGTCCCACTTGTCGATCGGTTGCAGCTGGGAGGTATTCGCCAGTTGATCCAACACCTGTTTTGCTATGGAGATCGCACAGTTGGGACATACCTTCACTAAAAGCTTTTGGGATGTCGTCAAACTCGCAGGCACCAAGATTGATATGCTGGAGGAGGCATGTTCCTCGTGAGGGCAAGTATACTTCGAGGCATACATTTCCTCGGATACGTTTGTTTTCTGCATCGTACTTTACTTTGTTAAGCCAAATGTCACCGGATTTAATTCCGTGGAGGAGTTCCTCCTTAAACGTACACCTTTCCCACCAGTCGGGGGTGATGTTGATGCATCTCTTGACCCAAGGTAACTCGGATCGAGAAGCAGTAATAAAGTCAAGGGCATCAGGATGAGATAGATCAAGATGCAACACAATCGCACCGTTCCGATAGGTGCCACCCCGCCTAAGGATTTCATTTAGTGTCGAGAAGATTTTACCAAAGGACACCGGACCACTTGCAACAAGTTGGTCATCACCTTTGTTGGATACTGTACCTTTGGGACGCAGTTTCGACAGGTGAATAGCAACACCAGCTCCGTTACGTAGAGCATGGCTAGCAAACCTCCAGCTGGCTTCAATACCTTCTGGACCTTCCATCGAATCTTCGACTACAAAGACTGTGCAAGATACTTGAAGCCTGGACTCGCGATTGTTGAGCCACGATTGTACACGTCCAGTGCGTGAGATATAAGAGGTGGTCATGTAAGAATTAGATCGTTCAGTTTCGGTGGTTCATAATTCGGTCCCTTCAGAACCTTACCGTCGTCTCGGTAGATAGGTTTACCATCTTCACCAAGCTTAGACATATTGGAAGCGTGTACTCTGTGCATAGCTTCATCGAGATCCCACTCTTGTGATGCAGCAAATTGATAACATACATACACTAGGTCGGCAAGTTCCTTGAGTTGTTCACACTCATCTTTTAGATGGTATGCTTCATGGAACTCTGACCATTCTTCATCGATCAAAGTCTTCTGTGTAGTCCGGTGTTCCTTCCCAGGAGTCAGGTTGTACGCAGATCGAAAGTGCTCCGCCTGATCGAGCAGGCTCGTGTGTATGTAGGAGTTCATTTTCAAGATAGTGGATAGCTTTTTTGAGATCATCTACCTTGCTGTCCTTGTAGCCAGCGCGGCAAATGTATTTGATTGCATTGCCAAGGTGGTAGTTGAGCTGCTGATCTCGAATGAAATCCCAGACCTCTATGGTTCCTCGGGTGTAGTGGGGTGGTGAGTTGGCCACTGTTTAACTAGGTTTGATACGGTATTGCCAAGGCAGAAGTTCTGCCGTTGGAGGGCTAAAAATAATGTGATGATGTCATCTTTGTCAGCTGCAGGAAGCAGATCCTCAAGCCGTCTTAGCTTGAAACTCTGCTCCATTGTCAGCTCCAATACTGGCATCGGTGGGACACCAGGGTATGACGGTTCGGTGTTCTGCGTCATAATTTTCGTGTGTGAGAATGCGTGCGAGTCGTGCATTGGTCAAGGCTACCTCTTCGTCTAGATCTTTTGAAGCAAAAGCTTTGACAACAGTATCCCATGTGTAACCATCCTCTTCAAACAAGGAGACCGCACGCTTGACACCGATGCCAGGTACACCACTATAACCATCAGTCTGATCACCTGCAAGTGTCTGAATGAGATGCCACTGCATACCCTGTTCGGGTGTAATGGTCATGACCTCATCCATGTTGTACAGCTTGCCAGGTATCTGTCGCATGTCCTTGTCTGGTGAAACAATGATGTTGCCAGGGTTAGCCGTAGCATAAATACCCATAGCATCATCAGCCTCAAGTTCAGGCAAGATAATGACTTCATACTGCTGTTTGAGTGTAGAAATTACCCGGCGATAACCACAGGGCTTTTTTCTATTTCGATGCCCTTTGTAATCTGGGCAAATTTTTTTCCTAAAATTCTTAGAGTCACTGAAAAACAGCACCAGTTCTGGTGTGTCCCACATGAAGTTGTTTTTAATCTTTGACAGCTCACGCTGTACGTTGGACAATGCTTCGGAGAACTTGCTGATAACAAGGATTACATCCTCGCCAAAATCAATCTCATCTTCAGCACCGGCGCAGGACTTGTAAACTATGTAGTCTGCGTCAATTAGTAGTTTCATAATGTTCAATAGCCTCTTCAGCTGTGGCAAAGCCGATCTGTGGGTAAGGTTCGAGGCCAATGTCCTTACCTGGTTTGGCTAGATATTTATCAGCCATGTCAAATACTTCCCAAAGTGAACAGCCAGTTTCGTTCATGATGAACTTAAGTGCGCCTTCTAAACGGTTAGCTGCCTGCCAAATATGCCCACGGTACAATAATGTGTCGTGGTCATGGTCACCAACTGGTTTCATGTCAGACTTATCACCAAATGGTAGTCCAGTGAATGCACACGTGTCGGTTTTGTGCTTTTTCATTTTTCGGGAATTTCTGTTTCGACGGTAACCACACGTTTTGTGGTAACGTTTGCTGATGTTGTTGAAGGTGTCCTTGTGATCATAACCTTTGCAGTCTAGACAAACACCAATTGTTGGATGTATAAACCTTTTAAAGGGTACATCAGGATCAAGGTGTTTTTTAATTTTCCTGTTGTTTCTATTCGTAACATTGCGGCAGGATCTATGCTCATAATATCCGTTACGAACACTGTAAGACATAAGAGTTGAGTCATCCCAACGCTTACATAATTGGCACTTCTTAATCAATGGACCTCCGACCAGTCACGTCCTTGTTTTGCTTCCGCACCGATTGGGAGCCGGAGTGAATAGTATTCTCCAGCCGCTTCAGCGCTTTGTACCAGGGATGCTGATAAAGCTGCGGCGTGTGCGGGGTCGCACTCGAATTGTAATTCGTCATGTATGAAGGCGAGCTGTGAGCAGCACAACTCTCGAGTGTTTGCATGGTTGATGACCATCCATCGTTTGGCAATGATACCAGCACCTGATTGTAGCAGGTAGTTCAGTGCTTTATGTGGACTGTCAACTTTGATTTTTCGTGTGTCTACTGATCGAACATAGCCCTTCTCAGACGCTGTTTTGATAGCCTCCAGAAGTTGGGCAAGCCCATCAATAGCTTCCACAAACGCTGTGCGTATTTCTTTACCTTTGGATTTAGCTCTAGTTGGGCTGAGAGAGGAGTCATAACTTAGTCCAATTTTGGCATCGCCGGCACCATAGAGGAAGGCGTAGGTAACGGTTTTAACTGCACGCCTGGTGATGCCAACTTTGTCGGCATTGACTTGGTGAATGTCCCCGTTAAGGAGGATGTCAGCGTAGCGACCCGCATCATAGCGTGCGAGGTAATGAGCAAGCATACGAAGCTCGATGCCAGCGAGGTCAGCGCCAACCAAAAGCTGACCCGGACTAGCTTGGAAGAGTTGTCTGAAGTTTGAGTCACTTGGTACTTGGGCAAGGTTAGGGTTACGGTGTGCACATCGGTGTGTGTTAGTTGCGACGGAACAGTGATGGTGTACTCGGTTAGCATTCGTACAAAGCTTGAGCCATGCGTTCGTGCCTTCCGAGATCATCCCCAATTTCTTCGTAATATCGAGACACTTCAGAAAGTCCTCGGCTATCGTAATCCCAGCGGAGGCAGCCTCTTTCAAGATAACTTCGTCGATGATCGGCTTCCCAGTAGGAGTCAGTTCCTTCGGCTTCCAGCCATGATATGTTTGCAGGATCCATGATATATGGTCGCGTGATGTGGGATTGAGATCTTTTAAGCGTGTGAATGTAGCGCCTTCGACATAGCCTTGGGTCCGATTATTTCGTTTAGGAGTAAATAATGATCCGGCAACGAAAGGGTGCCTGTCGCGTAATAGTTGATAAGTCTTTTCAAGTTCGGTTCTGAGAGTCGATGCAAGTTGCCATGCAGCGCGTTCATCAAAGTACCATCCATGAAGTTCCTGTTGCGTAAGAATGTTTGCAACCTGATGTTCTAGCGCGACCCACTCAGGTAGGGGTGGAAGTGATCGCATAATTTTTTAGTAACTTGAACGTCTTGTATGCAGTAGTCCTGCATTTCTTGAGACCATTCAGACCAGTCAGCGTCCTTACCAAAGCTGCCCTTGTATTCAGACAGCCTGTGACCGTACGCTTCGAGACTGTGGCGACCGTAAAGCTGCAGTGGCATGTTCTCCCACTTGTGCTTCATGTCTAGGTCTCTCATGTCCGTGTGATACAACCGCGAGAGAAGAAGGGTATCGATAACCAGGGCGGTTGGTTCAAACCACGAATAGATTTTTTGTAAGCAGGGTAGATCATACCCGATGATGTTGTGACCGGCGATGACTTCAGCATCTTCCAATCGTTGAACGCCACGAATAATTGGTTCAACATTACCCTCGTCATTGTATACGAGAGTTTGGTCAGTTTCTGTGTCGTAGATGACCAAACAGTGAATGCGGGTAACATCATTGAGAAGACCGTTGCTTTCCAGGTCGAAGACCAGCATTTTTCCAGCGGTAAGTTTTGTCTACAAATTTAGCACGTTCCACCATTTCAGGGGTGGGAGGTGTTGGGCGACGAAGATCTAGTTCGGTACTAGAAATCGGTTGCCGGGTTGAAATCGGGTTGAGCTTCATGTTCAATAAACTTACAAGTGTTCAGGTCGTAGTCGAGTTCTCCAGCGATACCAACCTCGCCAGAATATCGATTCTTAAGGATTCTAACAGTCGTACGGCTTCGTTCAGATCCGTTCTGTTGATCTCGTTCGAGCGCAATACATGCGTCGCTGAGCTGAGCAATTGAAGCAGATCCCCTGAGCTGTCCGAGTGTAACTCTAGCACCCTCTTCATGATTGACATCTGATGTGGTTCTCCGTAGGTGGGAAACAAGGAACAATGATATACCAGTGCGTTCAACAAGTGATCGCAGCTTAGTCATGGTTGTGTCGATCATCCTACGTTCGTCACCGTCAAGCCCGCTAAGCAGGATGCTGAGGTGATCGAGGAATACTACACGTGTTTCTAGACCCGATGCCATGTACTCAATACGTTCGTAGATGTGATCAGGATCATAACTCCCGAAGCCATCAAACAAATGTAAGTTCCAATTGGCAATCGTGTTGTCGAAAGCTTCAGTCAGTTCAGCGCGGCTGTGCTCACCCAAGTGCAGGGATTTGCCGACCTTTGCTGACATCAATCCGAGAGCTGTACGACGGTTGGATTCTTCAAGTGCCAGGTAACCGACCCGTTCTCCTTTACATAGCAGGTGAGTTGCGAGTTCACGACAAAAGGAGCTCTTTCCGATCCCGCTTCCAGCAGTAATCGTAACAAGCTCACCATACCGGATCCCGTGTAGTTTACTTTGCAGTCCTTGAAAGGGGTACTCATGATCTGATGGTGGTGACGGTGTGGTGATGATGTCGAGCAAGGATTTTGCATCGACAATGCCGTCTGGTTTGTATTGTACGTGCTCGTAATTACATACAGCACGGATAGCCTCGTTGTCTCCAGCTTGTAAAGCTTCTGAGGCGTCCTTGTAGTCCTCTAGAGCACCGATGAAAACCTTGCCAGGTGGTAGGACACCGGCAGCCTCGTTGGCAGCCTTTTGACCGGCTTCATCGTTGTCGAAGAACAGAACAATCTTGTCGTAATAATTGACCCATTCGTAGTTGTGTTGGATAGCTTTCTTTGCAGCAGGCGCACCGTTCGGGATAGATACTACATCCCAGTTTGGTTGAGCCTCCCACACAGACAAAGCATCCATCTCACCTTCGACGATGACTAGCTTTTGCTCTTTCTTTGTGGTTTTGTGACGGAAGTTTTGCATTCCGTACAGGGTTTTGACCTCGCCTTCACAACGGAAGTCCTTATCTTTAGTTTTTATTTTTGCGCCGAGAAGTGATCCAGCGCTGTTGTAATAATGGAAGCGTAGCTGTTCTCCGTCCTTGTAGGCTTTGAACAGTTCACAGGTTTTTTCTGAGATTCGTCGCTTCTGCAGCCGTCCAGCTGAGCCTTGTAGGTTGACATCTCGCATTTGATGAGTGTGATTGGTGGTATCGTTACCACTTGTGTGCGTAAAGCATCTGAAACAAAACGCGTGACCGTCTGAGTACAAGCTATTTGCATCAGACGATCCGCAGTTATCGCACGGCATGTGCCGTACAAATTCAGAGTCGCTCATAGGAGCCACTTGATAGGTATGTTAGAAAATGAGCACCAAAGGATGTTGTTTTTATCGCACCATTTGGCATATGTAGTTTTACTTTTCTTTGAAATTGTATTGTAGGGTGCCTGGAAGACCATGCGTAGGTCAAGGTCAGGATTCTGTTCCTTGACTGTTTTGATTTTCTTCCGGTCAGCACTGTCCCAATACCCTTTGCACTCTAGTATAACACCGTTCGGAAGAACGAAGTCAGGGCAGTACATGTGAGATATGGTATATGAGACTTTAGAACATTCGTACTCGTACTTGACACCCAGCTCAACGAGAAGGTCAGCAACCTTTTCTTCGAGTCTGGATCGAAAAGCCATCAGTCGTCCATGTGTTTTTCGATGATGGCTTCAACGACATCAGTTACAGCACGAGACATCTCGTACTTGAAGTCGTTTTTATCTGCTTTGTAGCGAGTAACGCAGATCGGAGGCAGCTGAATATCCAGCGTGCCCTTGTACACACCAGTCACCTCATCACGAGAAACGGTGTATTGGAAATCAGAAGTCGTCATCGGGTTCACCTGCATCGTTGGAAATGTTGGGCTCGCCAACCTTGAAACCTTCGGTC